CATGAAATGGGTACAGGTAAAGCAAATGTTACCCCATTCACTACTATGTTGGTCACATCAATCAATGAACTATTACCTAGTGGCATAACAGTTGCAGATGGTTGTGGTTCTAGTGCAAACAGTGTTGCAGATAACATTAAACAGGATGTCAACAATTTCTTATACAACCTAGAAACCAATTTCAATATCAGTAGATACTATTTCTATGACGATTTCATAGCGTCGGGTGATACCACACAACAAGCCATAGGTGAAAAAGTTGTAGATTTCCTTACCACACTACACAAAGTCGAGAATGTTCTCAAACAACAATACAACATGGGATTCAGAGGAATCTTAACAGAAACAATCATTGGTAAAATACTACAAAACCAAGAATTCACTTCTGTTACCTTCGACATACAAAATCAAAGTATCAGTACACAACAAGACGAGTGGTTTAGATACAACCGTAGACATAACTTTAACGATGTTAAGGGTAACTCTCTAGGTCAGATATTAGACCAAAATGGTCTACCCATTGCAATTACTATGGCAAATCTAGAAGCAAACGCTTCAGTAATCATATCAGAGAACTATGAAGAGAATAAAGAGAGTGAGACTATTGTAAGTGGTTACAGAGTACACATATCCGTAGAACAACAAAAACAAGTTGGTGGATATAACTATGAGAAAACTTTCGTAAGATTTATAGGTGACCATTCCATAGAACTTGCAGTTAGGGATAGTTATCGTTCAGTCATTATGAGTGGTAAGAATGCCACAACTAGTGGTTTTGAATTAAGAATCCGAGCCAGTGATAACCCATACTACACAGATAACATTGTTACTCTAATGAGTACTAGGAACACCTCAGATATAGTACAGTTATATAATGATATCACTACAATTGATATGTCTATGAGTGGGTCACAAAGCAACACGTATCTTTTATATGCAGATGACTTCAACCTATATGAAGGTGGTAATTCCTCTATCAATTCGTGGTTGTTTAGACAACAGATGACAAATGGTTCCCTTACTGAAGAATGCACACAATACGATTGGGATACAAGAACACAAATAGAACGCACTACAGGAACAGAAGCTTATAACAGGTGTTCTGAAGTGCTATAAATACAGTTATATTATGACTACTAATTTGAAATCCACAGACGTTATCTCTGCAATAGAAGAGAAGATTGCTTTGAAGAAGAAACTCAGAGAAGCAAAAAAAGACCACGACACCTCAGCATCTAAGAAAATATCGAAAAAAATTGATAAAATTGAGGACAAATTGCACTCGACACCGCTGTCTAAAACATAAATAATCCTGTAAACACACACGGAGTTATACATGTCAGAACTTACAGACCTATTAGCAGAACAAACTGCACATCATCAATCACTAGTTAATCAAAAAGATTGGCATAATGGAGTCAATAAGACTTATTTCACTGGTGCAACAAAATCATCATCAACTCCAGCAGAATGGACAGGAGCTGGAAGAGATGCATTCCTAACTTGGCATGACACACAAGGTGTTAATGCAGATGATTTAGACCAAATGTTTGTTGATATGGTTGCAGAAAGAGCTTCGACTGAAAACAGTTCTCCAGCAAATGCAATTGCAATGAATTCTGAAATCTCAGCAGTCATTACTGCATCAATAGATTCATACGTAACCGACATAGCTGCTATCCAAGCAAGAATCGATGCTGGTGAAACTACCATAGCACCGTAGCTAAAAAAGAACCATAAATAGTAGACAGGAACCACAAACTGTGGTATAATATCTACTATGAGTGCAAAAAATCTACATTTAGAACATCTAGAAGACGAAATCATCAATCAAGGTATTGATGGTGGCAGAGGTGCAATTAACTTCTTACAAGGTCTTAGAGATATGATGAAGGGGCATTCTTCATCTTCAGTTAACATGACTGTAAAATGGGATGGAGCTCCTGCTACATTTTGTGGAAAACATCCCGAAACAGGTCAGTTCTTTGTTGCAAAGAAATCCCTATTCAACAAGACACCGTTATTTTATACCTCAGAAGACGAGATAAACAACAGTCCCGACCTCAGTGGTAACCTCAAAGAGAAATTCTTAACCTCATTCAAATGCTTATCTAAACTATCTTGGAACACAGTCATGCAAGGTGACTTGATGTACACTAACGACACCAAGACACAAAAGATAGATGGTAAGTCATACATTACATTCCAACCCAACACAATTTTATATGCAGTTGACGTAGATTCTCAGCTCGGTAAAGTAATTGCAAACTCTAAGATGGGAATTGTATTCCATACTACATACGAAGGTGCCACTATAGAAGGATTGGGTGCATCATTCGGTGCAAACATATCTAAGTTAGGTTCTAGTACCGATGTGTGGTTAGACGATGCAACATACAAAGATGTCACTGGTAACAGTTCAATGACTGCAATGGAGACTGCTAACTTGACCAAAGAGTTGACTGTAACAGGTAAAGCATTCCACGGTATCACTAAGAAAGACCTACAGAAGTTCCAAGACATACAGATGACTATCACAAAGAAAGGTGCTGGTGCATCTTACAAGACGTACTGTAACTCATTAATCAGACAAGGTAAGTTCAACCCATCCTATGTTGGATACTTGAATCACTTTGAGAAGATATGGGCAGATAAGGTTGTCGGTGGTGTTAAGACAGAAAAACATAAACAAATTAAGAAAGAAATCGGTGATGACTTATCAAGAGAGATAAGAGGACTTAAGAAGTTCGTAACAAACCTCACTAGTTTCATGGGTCATTTGGTAGTTGCAAAACAGATAATTATCGTTGCCCTAAATAGAGTAAAGAGTATTGGAACGTTTAAGAAAACTGATAAGGGATTTGAAGCAGTCAACCCCGAAGGTTACGTTGCAATCGATAGAACAGGTAAAGCTGTGAAACTAGTAGACCGTATGGAGTTTGCATTCAATAACTTTACTGCAATTAAGAACTGGGACAAATAATGAGTAAAACATTCGGAAAATTCTTAACTGAAGCAAAAGACAAAGGTGTTGTATTCACATTTGGTAGATTCAATCCACCAACCACTGGTCATGCAAAGTTAGTTACAAAGCTTAAAAAAGAATCTAGCGGTGGTTATCAACCAATGCTTTTCTCATCCCATTCAAACGACAAACAGAAAAACCCTCTAGACCATAAAGTCAAAGTAAGATACCTTAAGAAGTTCTTTGGTAGGATAGTTGCAGACGTACAGGCAAGAACT